AAACTGTCCTAGTTTAATACTAGTTCCTAGTATATAACTATATATAAATCTTAGTTTAATACTAGCTAGTGTTCTAATAGCTAGTTTTATACTAGGTAAACCGATAAATCTCCCTATTTTGTACATAGTTTCATATCTTCACTTGTTCGTCAACACTTTTATTAATGTTTTTAAATGGACTATTTCTAGTGCTCATAACTGTACGCCATCTATTAGGTTGCATAGTAACCCAACCACCATCTTCTAATCTCTTAATCATAGCGTGTACTGTACTCTTGGAAGATACTCCTATAGCTTCTGCTATTCCTTGTAGTGTTGGTCCACAGCTATACTGTTCCCAATGGCTTTCAATTGCTTCTAATACTAATAATTGTCTTTTTGTCATATATACTCCTATGGGGTCTAGGGGACCCATGAACATTATACGAACATTCTAAAAAAAAATCTACCTGTAAGTAGGTAGAAGAAAAAAAACATACCCCCCCCTATGCAATTATGAAAAATATAAAATTGTTTGTGTAAAACAGTGTGTATAGGGAGTCTGTCGAAAATTTTATATACGGGGGGTGGGGACGGGTGGGGTAAAACAATAGTACATTTATCTTTTGCTACCCATTATCACTTGCAAAGAGTTCATGTATTTTCTGTTCCAGTTCCAATTTAATCTCATCACTAGACTTGTTACTACTAGTGGTCTCAACCCTATCAGTAAACAGTGCCACCTCGGATATCTTTCCTATCAACTCAAGACTTCTTATCCTAGCTGACTCATTGTTGTTGATATCCTTTGCTTCTTTGATTAACTGGTCTGTAACAAACTGCCTTAGAGAGAGTGCTGTACTAACCCCATACTGCTCTTTCTTCTTGAATCCTGCCTGAACCCTTTGGGAAACCTTTGGGTGGCTCATAAGCACACTAGCCTCTCTCCAAATGCTACTGTCTTTCATGTTCTTGGTACTATATGAATTGCGATATGATTCACTAGCTGTCATACCTGATAGTACGCCTTGTATAAACTTCTCTTGTTTAGGTGTTAACCCATCAATGCTTGTTACCTTGTTCTTGTCTTTGTCCTTGCTTTTGCTCATATCCTATCTATTAACCTATTAATATTTAATTTAATTTACATGGATGATTTCCTATCTCATCTATGCCTAGACCCCTTTATACGCTTACTTCGTAAGCAACACAAGTTCCCACAACGAACATTGAATGAACATATATATCATTTATTACTTGTACATTGTGGGGTAATACATTATGCTACACCTGTATTTTGGGATTGTCGTTGAAAAACCCCTTTCCAAAAACGCCCTAGTGGGACACTCATTGTCCCCATGAGAGCCGGTCGCAAGGACTTAGGCTCGAGGGTTCAAGCCTAGAGCCTGAATCGATACATGGGACATAATCGAGACGAGGTAACCTGAAAATCCTCACCACGAAAAATCCGGACTTCATGTTTTTGAGAGTTTATTCAGGGTCGAGAGAGTGTTGTCTCATTGAGAAAGTTACTATCCATATGCGAATGTCCTAGCAAGACTAAAGGTTTGGGTGGTTTCCGGAGAGTTGAGATTCCCACAGAACACAAAACTCGAGAATATCGATATGTGCTAAAGCTATGCCGGTGATGAACCGGCGTGTAACTCGCTTGTCTCTAGGGACTAAACTTGTGAGTGTGTGAAGTAGCTAATCCCAAAGCGATAAAGTATAGGTAATAATTTTAATTTTATGGAGAAATTTATGACAATAAACAAAATAATTGAACATGTAACTAAGGCTGTTAACAGTTGGGTTGCTAAATCAAACTACTTAACTTCAAAAGAAGTTTGGAATGATTTGATTGTTAGAGAATGTGAAGATGGAAATGTTGAGATTGTTTTTGATGGTGGTTACTGCTATGACATGATTAATGAAACATGGTGTGAATATGGTGGTGATATGGTTTGGGAAACTGCTGAAAAAATCTTTGGTTTGAAAGCCTTAGAAAACAAAGGACACGAAGCTGAACCTTATGCATCTTGGAAGATATCAATTTACAAATAAACCTACTGATGAGCAACACTGAAAG